GGTGGCGTTGTAAGGTCCGAAGCTGCTACATATGATCCTGACGCAGTAGATGCGCTCGTCAAGCAAATCGAGGCCGAATATGTCTGATGTTCTAAACGACGACGATGACGAGCGCGGCGAGACGGTTGAACTCGTTGACGAGGACAACCTTGAGGTTGAAGACACTGAAGACGGTGGCGCGATCATCCGGCTGGAAAACAGCAAGGACGAACAGCGCCACCTAGAACACTTTGCAAACATCGTTGAGGGGGTCGATCAGGCTGCCCTAACCGATATTGTTACTGACCTGCTCGACAAGATCGAGCGCGACAAGGAAGCCCGCGAAAAGCGGGACAAGCTGTACGAAGAGGGCCTGCGGCGCACCGGCCTGGGCGACGATGCCCCTGGTGGTGCTCAATTCAGCGGGGCGAACAAGGTTGTCCACCCCATGCTCGTTGAAGCGTGTGTGGACTTCTCCGCGCGCTTCATGAAAGAAGTATTTCCGCCGAACGGGCCGGTAAAGAGTAAGATTTACGGCGATCCCGACAAGCAAAAGGTGGAAAAGGCCGAGCGCAAGGCTGCCTTCATGAATTGGCAGACCACGCAGCAGATGCCCGAATTCCGCTCCGAGCTTGAGCAGTTGAGTACGCAGTTGCCGCTTGGCGGCGGGCAATACATGAAGTTCATGTGGAATTCGCAGCATCGTCGTCCACAGGCCGAGTTTGTGCCGATTGACGACATTTACCTGCCGTTTGCGGCCACAAATTTCTACACCGCCGAGCGCAAGACGCACGTTCAGTACATCACGAAGATGGAGTACCTGAAGCGCGTCAAGGCGGGCATGTATATCGACGTTGACCTTGGGTATCCGGATGACCCGGAATTCAGCAAGGCGTCGGTTGCCAACGACAAGATCGAAGGCCGCAAGTCTACCAGCTACAACGAAGATGGCCTGCGGACGATCTTTGAAATTTACACTTATCTAGATATCGAAGAGGAAGAACTCTGCCCGTATATTTTAAGCGTTGATAAGTCTACGGGTAAGGCGCTGGCGTTGTATCGCAATTGGGAGCCTGACGACTCTCGCTGCCAAGAACTTGATTGGATTGTCGAGTTTCCGTTCGTGCCGTGGCGCGGGGCGTACCCGATTGGCCTGACGCATATGATCGGCGGCTTGTCGGGTGCCGCCACGGGTGCCCTGCGTGCTCTGCTCGACAGCGCGCATATCCAGAACATGCCGACCCTGCTTAAGCTGAAGGGTGGCCCTGGTGGTCAGACGATCAACCTCCAGCCGACTGAAGTGGTCGAGATGGAGGGTGGCGCGCTTGTTGACGATGTTCGCAAGCTTGCCATGCCCATGCCGTTCAACCCGCCAAGCCCCACGCTGTTTCAGCTTCTGGGTTTCCTGGTGGATGCCGGTAAGGGTGTGGTGCAGACCAGCTTTGAGAAGCTAAGCGACCAGAACCCGAACCAGCCTGTCGGCACAACGATGGCCCTGATTGAGCAGGGTATGGTCGTGTTCAGCAGCATTCATTCGCGCCTGCACAACGCAATGGCTCGCTGCTTCAAGATATTGCACCGGATTAACTCCGCGTATCTAACGGAAGAAGACGTAGAAGCTCAGATTGATGGGCTGGAGATTGATCCGTCTGACTTCGACGGGCCGCTTGATGTGGTGCCGGTTAGCGACCCGGCGATTTTCTCTGAGACGCAGCGGTTCGCCCAGGTGCAGGCGATTATGCAGCGGGCGGCTATGGTGCCGCAGTTGTATGACCCGCGTAAGGTCGAGGAACTGTTCCTCCGGACCCTAAAAGTTCCGGTGGATGAAGTTCTTGTTCCTGTTGAAAAAAACGAAAATATGGACCCGGTGAGCGAAAACGTCGCCGCTTCTATGGGTCGCCCGGTCTACGTTCTGCCGCAGCAGGATCACATCGCGCATATTATGACGCATATGGCGTTCTTGAAATCTCCGCTATTTGGCGGAAATCCGGCGATTGCCAAGACTTTTATTTATCCAATATCAATACACCTGCGCGATCATTTGTTAAATTATTATCTAACGGAAGCACACAATGCTGTTGATATGGCGCAGCAACAAAATCTAATCCCTGAAGAGGCGAGCGATCAGGTCAAGGTGATCATGCAGGTTCAGCAGTTCATCGAACAGCAGCTTGGTGGGATGGCTCAGGAGATTGGGGCTATTGATCAGGCTGCCCAGCAGTTTGCGCCTCAGCCGCCGATGCCGCCGGACAACAGCTTGCAGGTGGCCCAGATCGGGGCGCAGGTGCAGCAGATGGCCATTCAGCAGCGTGCTCAGGCCGATCAGCAGCGCCTTGCGATGCAGGCTCAGCTTGAGCAGGCCAAGCTCCAGGACAATCAGCTTGCGCGCATGGAGAAGCTCCAGGCTGAGCAGGCTAAGGAAGCCGCTGAGAACCAGCGCAAGGCGGCTGAGATTGCTGCCCGCGAGCGCATGAATACGGCGGATAATGATACCGCCAAGCTACTTGCTGCCGCCGAGATGGCGACAGGCGAGAAGGTGGCCGTCAGCACGGGCACCGGGATCAATCCAAATCCGTAAGGAGCTACCATGGCCGATAAGCCGAAAGAGGGCACTGTCTCTATGGACAGCGCCTATGTGAAGCAGAAGCACCGCCTTGCGGCGGGTGAGAAGGTTGACGGTCAGTCGCTTCCCCCGGAGCCGAAGACCGAGAAGAATCAGGCGTGATTGAGACTAAGCTTCTCAATCGCCTGAAGACCGAACAGCAGCAGTTCTCTGTGGGCGCCTTAAAACGTCCACAGGAACGCGATGCCTTTGAATATGGGTATCGTGTGGGTGTCGTTGCCGGATACGAGGCAGCGATTAATGCGTTGTTAAAGCTTCTTGAAGAGGAGAAATCTGGTGGTAATGACTTCTGAGGACGCGTGGGCAGAGGCTTTCCCGGATGTGCATCCGGGCATCCAGCCTTTTGGAAGCCGCGTTCTGGTTCAGATCCGCACGCCCCGTAAGGTTACTCGTGGTGGCATTATCTTGTCGTCTGAGACACAAGACACCGAGAAGTGGAACACGCAGGTCGCTAAGGTGATCAGCGTTGGCCCGCTGGCATTCAAGAACCGTAACACCCAAGAGGCTTGGCCTGAGGGTGACTGGTGCAAGGCGGGTGACTTTGTGCGCGTGCCGAAGTACGGCGGTGATCGCTGGGAAGTGCCCGTCAACAAGAATGACAGTGCCATGTTCGTGATCTTTAATGACCTCGATGTTATTGGTCAGGTCACGGGAGATCCGCTGGCAGTCAAAGCGTTCATCTGAAAGGAGATGAATTATGTCTGATACTTTAAAAGAAGATGACGACAATAACGAAGAAGATATCGTTATTGTAGAAGACCCTAACAAGTTATCTGTTACTCAAGAAGACGATGATGACGATGGTGATGAACGCGTAGCATCTTCCAATGAAGACGGCGAGCGCGATGCAATTCGCGAGCGTCGTCGTGTTGAGAAGCATGAACGCAAGCAGCGGCGCGAAGAGGCCATCAAGCGTGACAAGCTTGAATTGGACTTCCTCCGCAAGCGGAACGACGATCTTGAGCGCCGCGTTAGCGTTCAGGAGCAGCGCACGCACAGCCTGGACCTGAGCGCGTTTGATGCTGCGTTGAACAAGGCCGCCCAAGAAGCCGACATGGCTGAACGGGTGATTGCCAAGGCCATAGCTGCCGGTAACGGTGACGACGTTACCCAGGCTATGCGCTACCGGGATCACGCGCTGGCGCGTATTCAGCAACTTAATTTCCAGAAGCAGCAGGTTGCTCAGCAGCGTCCCCAGCCGCAGCAAATTGACGATATGACGCTGCGGTATGCCCAGGATTTTATCAAAGAGAACCCTTGGTACGATGCACAAGGCCGAGATGAAGACTCCGCTATTGTCATTGCCATTGATCAGTCTCTTGCTAAGGATGGCTTTGACCCGCGTTCCTCCGACTATTGGGAGGAATTGCGGAAGCGCGCAGCGCGTAGACTGCCAGACCGATTTGGTGGGGAGGAAAAGCCTGCCCGACGCGCAGAAGAGAGGTCTGAGCCTCGGCGGGAACCGCGTGGTGGCCCAGTCGTGGGGTCGGGGCGTGAACATGCACCTGCCAGCACGCGGAAGGAGATTTACATCTCTCCGGAACGTAAGCAGGCGCTTATTGAGGCCGGAGTGTGGGATGACCCGACGCTTCGCGCCAAGTACGTTAAGCGGTATGCCGAGTATGACCGAAACAGCAAGAGTTAAAAAACCTTGCTTTTAAGTTTTCCGCGTCTTAATGATTACTCAATCGCTGGAAGGAGCGATTACATGACCGACGAACGCTTGAGGAAATCTGCTGGTGAAGGCCGCGAGAGCAGGGCGATGCAAGATCGCGCTGTTACACAAAATCGCGAGATCTCCGATGATGAGCGGGTTGCGATGTTTCGTCAGCAATCCTTTCAGTCCTCTCTCCCGGACTTGCCTAAGATCCCCGGCTGGCACATGTGCTGGCTGACCACCACCAACCCCCGCGACTCTATTCAGACGCGCATTCGACTG